GATAGGGGCAGGCATCGTCGGCAAAACAAGTTTTTTTGGGAAAAGGTTTATGGCATACTTTGTATCCGATTAGATACGAGGCTAAAAATTTATGGGTGGCAAAGGTAGCGGAGGACACAACAGGAAACCTGTTGAACGCAAACGCCGTATCGGTAATCCGTCTGGTCGTAAGTTGCCTGAGATCGTTTCTTTGGCTGAAGTGGTATTTATGGGCAACACGATCGCACCCGAACCGCAGCGACCTTTAGGCGAGCAAGGCAAAAAGTTGTGGACACAAATTTGGGCTTCGGGTGCTGGTTGGTTGAAGCAGCAGATGGATTTTGAATTGGTGTTGATGTTATGCGAGGCAACCGAAGAACGAACTAGATTGCGTATTCGTTTGCAGCAAAATCCTGATGCGTGGCGTGATCGCCGTGCGCTTCGGGAACTTGATCGTCAAATCATTACACTGTTAGGTCAGGTAGGCTTCAGCCCATCAGAGCGAGGACTTTTAGGTGTCGGTGAAACAACAAAGCATGATATCAGCGACCTCAATAAGCGGATTGCCGAAAAGCGTTCAGCCAGCCGATAAGTGGAAGCCTGCGTTTTATACGCAGCGCAAGAATCGTGCAACCGATGGCGATGAGATAATCAACTTCGCTGAAACCTATTTCAATGTGCTGAAAGGTTTTCGGGCAGGCCAACCTTTACGCTTTACGACTTGGCAAAAGTGGTTGATGCGCTCGCTTTATGAGCGTGATGATGTAACGAGCAGGCTTCGTTATCGCCGTGCGCTAATCGGTTTGCCTCGTAAGCAGGGCAAAAGTTTGATGATGTCTGCTGTCGGTGTGTATGGAATGATCGCAGGCGAAGCAGGTTCAGAGGTTTACGCTGTGGCGAACGACAGACAGCAGGCACGAATCATCTTCAATGAAGCGAAGCAACAGATCGTGAACAGCCCTTTGCTGAATGCTGAGTCAAAGATTTATCGTGATGCGATTGAGATGCCACGCTTCGGTTCGGTGTTCCGTGTTTTGTCATCAGACTTCAAAGGGCAAGCTGGATTGAATCCATCGCTGGTGCTGTTTGACGAATTGTGGGGGCAGGCGAATCACGATCTCTATGACCAGATGACATTAGGTTCAGGCGCACGAATAGAACCACTCACTATCAGCATTACGACTGCTGGCTACGATCTTGATTCGCTTGCAGGCAAGTTGTATCAATATGGCAAACAAGTTGCAGCAGGCGAAGTTGATGATGACTCTTTCGGTTTCTGGTGGTGGGAAGCACCTGAAGATTGTTTGATAGATGATCGCAAAGCGTGGCGTGTAGCGAATCCGAATCTTGCCGAAGGTTTACTTGACCCAGATGATCTAGCAGTAGCAGTCAAGCAGACTTCGGAGATGGGTATGCGCCGTTGGCGTTTGAACCAGTGGGTGCGATCTCAAGAATCGTGGCTACCTGTTGGTGCGTGGGAACAATGCGTGTCAGATCGTCAGTTGGATTCGGAGTTGCCTGTGTGGGTGGGGATTGATATGGCTTTGAAGCACGACAGCATCGGTGTCGTGATCGCTCAGCCTCAAGATGGTTGCACTGTTGTTCGCTCAAAGATTTGGCAACCTTCGCTTGAAGGCGTTGATGTTTCTGAAGTAGAAGTTTATTTGCGTGAAGTTCACGCCACCTATCGGGTGCAAGAGTTCGCCTTTGACCCTGCTTACTTTCAGAGAAGCGCAGAAGCGTTAAGCGATGACGGGCTACCGATGGTTGAGTTCGGGCAATCGGCAGCACGAATGATTCCTGCTTGCGGTAACGCCTATGAGATGATCGTGAACAAGAAAGTGGCGCACGATGGCTCACCAACTTTCACAGATCAGGTGCTATCTGCTGCACAACGAATGACTGACACTGGTTGGCGGTTAAGTAAAGGCAAGTCAAGGCGTAAGATAGATGCGTGTATTGCTATGGTGATGGCGTTAGATCGTGCAACAACTAGAGCGACAGCAGTTATTGAACCATCAGTATTGGACATTTGGAAATGATTAACAAAACAAATATAACTACAGCGATGGAAATTGTTGGTGGCGTGTTGGTCGTGTTGGGTGTTTCGGCTTTTAGTGTGCCGATTAGTGTTATTGTTGCTGGAGTTCTTTTGATTGTTGCTGGAGGTCTAGCAGTATGAGTTTGTTTCGCAGGTCTGAACAACGAGCGTTGCCGACTTCTATTGACCCATATCAGATCACGGCTCGCCCGTATTATCCAAACTACACAGGCGAAATCGTTACCGAACTCACAGCGTTAGCGCACAGCGCAGTCATTTCAGCAGTAACTATTCTTGCTGATTCAATCGCTGCGATGCCACTTGAACTTACTCGCACTCGTGGTGGTCGCATAGAGAAACTTCCCACACCATCGGTTCTGCAACGCCCGAACGATAGACAAAATATGTTTGAGTTCGTTCACCAAACTATGGCAACTCTTGCTTTGCACGGCAACGCCTACATTTATGCGCCTCAAGGTTCAAACGGTTTGCCTTTAGAGATGCGAAACATTCACCCTAAAGCAATCAACAAAATCGCAGTAACCGACACAGGCGAAATGATTTATGAGATGGGCAAACAAGAATACTCAAGCAAAGACATTCGTGCAATCCACTGGTTGATCTTGCCGAATCAGTTGCGTGGCGTTTCACCGATAGACACAATGCGAAACACTGTCGGTATGGGCTTAGCGATGGACAGATTCTTGGCACAGTTCTATGGCGAAGGCGCAACACCATCATCAGTTTTAGAAACAGATGGCGCATTAACACCAGATCAGGCACGACAGATTCGTGATTCGTGGGAAGAATCACATTACAAACATCGTAAACCAGCCGTGCTTCAAGGCGGATTGAAGTGGAGGCCAATCACAACAAGCGCAGCCGATATGCAAATGTTGGAACATAAAGAGTCAATCATTCGTGATATCGCCCGTGTGTATCGCATACCGCTTCACTTAATCATCGGCACAGGCGGAGACAGCCAGACATATCAGAATCTTGAAGCAGTCGGTTCAGCGTTCTACCAATACACGCTTCTAGGTTGGGTGCGTAGATTAGAAACAGCGTTCAGCGAAATGTTGCCTATCAATGAGCAGGTTCGTTTCAATGCTTCAGAGTTCTTGCGAGCCGACTTGATGACCCGTGTTAAGGCACAGCAGTTGCAAATACTTTCTGGCACGATGACACCGAACGAAGCACGAGAGATTGAGAACCGTGAACCTTACGATGGTGGCAACGATTTCAGCGCACCTTCAATCACACCGAACATTGGCAGCGATGCCATACCGCCAGAAAAGTAGCAAACATTTATGATTTCAAAAGCAGTAACAGTTACAACTTCACCAACTTTGATTGTGCCTGCCGACAATATTCCTAGAACTGTTTACATTCACAATGGTGGTGGCGCAAAAATTTATTTAGGTGGCGCAGATGTTTCAACAGGGAACGGATTTCATTTAGGAAACGGTGAATCGCAAGATATTTTTGTGCCAACAAACGAAAAACTTTACGGCATTGTTGCTAGTTCAACGCATACGATCAATGTTTTGACTCCAGATTTGGATTGATAATGCCTTACGAAGTAATTATGAACGCCGAAAATTGTGATGGACACGCCGTTGTCAAGGTTGGTTCAATGATTCCTGTTGATGGTGGTTGCCACGCAACACATCAAGAGGCGTTAGATCAGATGATTGCGTTGAATATTGCTACAGCAGATGAGCGAAGCGAACGAAATGAACAGATGGTTGCTGCGATTGATGAGGCGATCAATCTTTTGTTGCAAGCGAAGATGACTTACGAAGCCGATGAAGAAGAAGATGAAGATGAGCCAATGGATTCAAGCGAGATGGAAGATGATGAGGAATATAGGGCGGTGAACCTTGTTGCGCCTGCTTTTATGCGAGCATCTGCCAAGCGTGGGCTGGCATTACACGAACAAGGCGAATCAGGTGATGGGCTTGTGCCTGCAACTGTCGCTGATGCTCGCCGTATGGCGAACGGTGAAGCGTTAAGCGAGAACAAATGGCGCAAAATATCCCCGTGGATTGCTCGCCACATCGTTGATCTTGACGCAGTTCAAGGCGATGAGATCACTGCTGGACTTGTAGCGATGCTGTTGTGGGGTGGCGGTTCAAGCAAAGCGAGCGCAAGACGAACGCAAGCATACGCAGAACGAATCGTGAACCAGTTAGAGAACGAAACTCGTGCGCCTGCACCTAAGAAAGATCAGATCAAAGGCAGTGAGAAGAACCCTGAAGGCTCAGCACAAGGCAAAACAGGTGGCATAGTTCTTAACGAAGCAACGAACAAAGCACTTGAAAACAAAGTTAAGGAACATAATGAGAAGATGAAGGAACGCAACCGACCTGATTGGACTCGCACATCTTTGGGTGCAGTCAAGTCGGTCTATCGGCGTGGCGCAGGTGCGTTCTCAACATCACACAGACCTGGAATTGGTAGAGCACAGTGGGCGATGGCAAGAGTGAACGCCTTTCTGTTCTTATGCCGAACAGGTGCGCCAGCAAACTCAAATTATATAACTGACAACGATCTGCTCAAGCCTTCACACCCGAAGTATTCAAGCAGTAGCGAAAACAAATAATATCAACTAATGTGAGGTAACTATGAGCCAAACATTTAACTGGATTGCAAAACCGATTGACGAGAAAAGAACTATCGCCTACAGCAATCTTGAAGTTCGTGCCGAAGGTGATGGCAACACTTTGATTGGTTACGCTTCAGTGTTTGATTCGCCATCAGAGCCAATGCCATTTGTTGAATATGTGAAGCGTGGTGCGTTCAGCAAAACGATTAACGATGGCGCAGATGTTCGCTTGTTGATTGATCACGAGGGAGTTCCGTTGGCAAGAACAAAATCTGGAACACTTGTCTTGGAAGAAGATGAGCGTGGCTTGCGTGTAGAGGCAGACCTTGACCCAAGTAATCCTGATGCTGCACGAATTATCTCAGCGATGAAGCGAGGCGATCTTTCACAGATGAGTTTTGCTTTCCGCACAATCAAAGATAACTGGTCAGATGATCGTTCAGTTCGTGAACTTCGTGAGGTTCAGTTGTTTGATGTGAGCGTGGTTACTTTCCCTGCATACGAAGAAACGGTGGCAGAGTTGCGTAACGCTTCTGCACCTGTTACTATCGCACCGACTTCAAAGTTGCTTCTGCGAAAATCGCAGATCGCAGTTGAGAAGTTACGCAGCCGTTAAACAGCCGAACATTTGTTCACTGAGTTTTGACACTCCGAAGAAAACAAAAACTATAAGACCATTGGAGGTCGTAATGTCATTTAGCACAACACTTATTGAAAAGCGTGATGCTGCACTTGCAAAGGCTGAAGCAATCGTTTCGGCAGCAACAGCAGACGCACGAGAACTTACAGTTGAAGAAGATGCAGAAATCACTGCTTCTCTTGCTGATGTTCGTTCACTTGATGAACAAATTGAAAAGCACACTGAACTTGAAAAGCGTTCAGCAGAAGCAGCAGAACTTCGCAAAGAAAAGAAGTTTGATGTTGCTGTCGGCGGAACAGTCGTAAAGTCAGAGGCTCGCACCTACTCGCCACAAGCAGAATCATCGTTCTTGAAAGATGCCTACGCAGCACAATTCAACAACGATTACTCAGCACAACAGCGTCTTGCTCGCCACATGAACGAAGAAAAGATTGAACGCCGTGATGTAACCAGCGCAAACTTTGCTGGCTTGATCGTGCCTCAATTCTTGACTGAGTTGGCTGCACCGTTCGCTCGTGCAGGTCGCCCGTTCCTTGATGTTGCTCGCAAGCACCAACTACCTGATCAAGGTTTGGTTATCAGCATCAGCAAAGTAACGACAGGTTCAGCAACCGCAGTTCAAACTGAAGGTGCTGCTGTTCAAGAAACCAATATGGATGACACGAAACTTGATGTGTCAATCGTAACTGTTGCTGGTCAGCAAAATGTTTCACGCCAATCTATTGAGCGTGGCACAAACATTGACTCGCTTGTTATGGCTGACCTTGTTAGCGCATACCATACGAACCTTGACAGCCTGTTTGTAACAACAAGTGCAACATCACTAACCAATGTGATCACACAGGTCGTTACTTACACAGACGCATCACCTACAGTTGCAGAGTTGTATCCGAAGTTGGCTGACGCAATTCAGCGAATTCAAACAAACTTCTTCGCTGGCCCGAACTTCATTCTGATGCACCCACGCCGACTTGCTTTCATTTTGGCTGCACTTGATGATCAGAAGCGACCATTGGCTGTGCCAGTGCCTAACTTCAACGGTCAGCCTGCTGTTGCTTCAGGTAACGGTGCGCCAGTTTACGGTAACTCGGGATACACAATCTTGGGTTTGCCAGTAATCACTGACGCAAATGTGATCACAACAAACGGTGCAGGTGCTAACGAAGATGTCATCATTTTCGGTAACACACAAGAAGCACACTTGTTTGAACAAGGTTCAGGTGAGCCAATGATGTTGCGCTTTGAGCAACCAAAGGCTGCTGAACTTGATGTAACGATGATTGTTTATGGCTACTCAGCGTTCACAGCAAATCGTTATCCAAATGCCTTCTCACTTATCGGTGGCACAGGATTAGTAACACCAACATTCTGATCTAGGTCAGACATCGCTTAAAGGTTGCTGATATCCTTCGGGGTGTCAGCAACCTTTAGCATTTACGGAGTGTTTATGAGCAAACAAATTGATGCCCTGCTTCAAGAACGGGCAGGCTATGTGAGGCGCAATCTTCCGAAGCGTGTTGAATCTGTTGATGCTGCTTTGCGTGAACTAGGTTTTGACAACAAATATATGAGCGAAGAACCACAAGTTGAGACAGCGAGCATTGAAGTTGAGGTTGAGAAATCAGTTTTGAAGCGTGGTAAGAAAAAGAAGGCATAACTAATGGCAATCGTCAATGGTTACTGCACTTTGGCAGAATTGAAATCGGCTCTCAGAATTACTGACAGCACAGATGACACGCTTCTAGAGAACGCTATTGAATCGGCTTCACGCCGTATTGATGGCTACTGTGGGAGGTTTTTTTATCAGACCACTAGCACGGCTGTTCCGATGTTCCCTTTCAACGAATATTTGCTGGTGTTCAATAGGGATGTTGCGACTGCCACAATCACGATCAAGATTGATTCGTTAGGTAACGGCACTTATGCTCAGACTTTGACGCAAGGTGTGGATTATGTTTTACAGCCACGAAATGTTCCAATCTTTCCACGCCCGTATGAGTCGGCACGAATGGTTGGTGGCAATACTTTTCCGCTTCTGACTACGCCAGCATTTGAAACGGTGCAAGTTACAACGGTTTGGGGTTGGGCTGCTGTTCCTGACGATGTGAACCAAGCAACAATTCTGCTCGCTATGCGCCAGTTCGCACGACTCAACGCTGCTCTAGGTGTGGTTGGTTTCGCAGATATGGCGATCACGGTTCGGGCTGTTGATCCTGATGTGCGTGATCTTCTCTCGCCATATCGCAGGTTCGGTATCGCTTAATGCCTGCCACAGTCTCTCAGGTAGCTTCAGGACTTGCTACACGCCTCGCTACGATCTCTGGCCTTCGCACTTCGGCATATCAGCCTGAGCAACTGAATCCGCCGTTTGCTTTCCCTACTTTGAACTCAATCAACTATCACAGGGCGATGGGTGGTGGCGATGTCGTAATGGATTGGACTATCAATGTGGTGGTCGGCAGATATGTTGATCGTAATTCGTTCACGATTCTTGATGGATTTCTTTCTTATTCTGGTGCGACAAGTATTCGTGCAGCGATTGAAGGAGACAAGACGCTTGGTGGCGTTTGTCAAACTTTGGTGCTACCATCGGGTGCGAACATAACGAGTTTAAGTTCTGCTGACGCAGAGTTTTTACAAATACAATTCCAAGTAACGGTTCACGGATAGGACACACAATGGCAAACTATAAAGTGATGAGCGAAAATTGCGCACTCGGCAAACAGGGTGCAACTTTAAGCGCAGATGATCTTGAAGGTTTCAACATTGATGCGCTGCTTGACGGTGGACATTTGGCTGAAGTTAATGTTAAAGTTCCTAAACAGGACACGAAAGAAAGCGACAAATAGTTATGGCAGTTTTAGTTTTGACAGATGCAGATATCACCGTGAACGGCGTGGTGCTTTCCGATAGGGCGAACAGCGTTACATTGAATTATGAAATTGACAGCGTTGAGACAACGGCGTTCGGTTCAGTCGGGCACAAGTTCACTGGTGGGTTGCAAAACAATTCGTGCGACATTGAATTTATGCAAGATTTCGCAGCAACAGAAACTGAAGCTACGATCTATCCTCTTGTCGGCACAACGACAACAGTTACTGTTCGTGCAAGTAGCGCAGCGACAAGTGCAACCAACCCTCTTTACACTTTGAGTGGAACATTCTTGGCAGCACACACACCTGTGGCAGCAGCCGTGGGAGAGTTGGCAATGACTTCACTCTCGTTTACTGGTGGAACGCTCGTCAAAACAACCGCATAAATAAAAACTAATCAGAAGGAGAACGAATGAAAATTGCTTTACAAGTTGAATACCTTGACGGCACGATTGAACCTGTTGATGCTGTGTTCGCTGACTTTGTTGGCTTTGAACGCACTTGGCAAAGATCAGTTGTGAAGTTTGAAACAGAGATGCGCCTCACCGATCTTGCTTGGTTGGCGTGGTCAGCATTGACGCACAGACAGAAAACTAAATTGAAGTTTGACCCTGATTGGATTGCGACTGTAGCGCAGGTTATTCCACGAGATGAGAGTGAAAGCCCTTTAGAGAAATAAAGTTCGGTGATGATTCAGCGCATTGGCTGATCGCTCATCTGGCTCACGAATACCATATTGCGCCTTCGCTTCTTTTGAATGAGAGCGAATCAATGTTGAACACGATGCTCGCTTATCATAAGTGGGTGGTGAAGCAAACGAATCGCAGACGCAGATAGTTGTATGATGTGCGCCTATGACTATTAGATTTGAGACTTACGGCATCAGGGAAGCAGTCGCCGAACTTCGCAAATATGATCGTGCGATGTATGAAGTCATCATGAAAGATTTACGCACAAACGGTCAGCCTTTAGTGAATAAGGTGGCAAGTGCGTTTCCGATGCAACCGTTTCGGCGTGTAAGCAACTGGCACACAATAGGCAGAAGCAAAAGCGGATTCCCACCGTATGACGGGGCGAGGGTTCGTGCTGGCGTAAGACCTGAAATTAATACACAAAAACCTAGAACAATCGGCGGTGCGACTGGTATCTATCGCATAATTCAAAAAGATGGTGGCGGTGCTGTATATGACGGTGCAGGTCGTAAAACTTCTGGCCAGTTCACCACCAATCTTGACCGACCATATTCAACGAAATCATCGCAAGGCAAAATTCGTTCCCGTGTAATGTATGGAACAATGTTGGCGAATATGGACATGGTTCAAGGAATCATTGACAACGCAATCAGTAAAACCAATCAGATCGTGCAAGACAACATCTTGAGAAATGCAGCATAGGTTATGGCAAGAGCATTAGGCGTAAACATTGTCAGCACCTTTGACAGCAAAGGTATCCGCAAAGCGATAACCGATTTCAACAAACTTGAAGGCGCAGGAAACAAAGCGACATTCGGATTACGCACGATTGATAAAGCGTTTACAAACGGTGCAAAGAACATCGCAAAGTATGGTGGGCTGCTCGCTGCTGGTTTAGGTGCTGCTTCTTTTATGATGGTCAAGGGTGCGGAGTTAGCGAAGCAGGCTGATGATCGTTTGGTGGCTGTTGCTAAATCTATGGGGCTGTTCGGTGCTGCTTCGCAACAGGTAACAGATCGGCTCATCAAACTCGCTGACGCTCAAGAATATGAGTTGGGTGTTACTGCCGAAACAATAAAACTAACTCAAGCAAAGTTGATGACTTTCAAAGAGTTGGCTGTTACTGCTGGCGAAGTTGGTGGTGCGTTTGATCGTGCGACTGTTGCTGCTGTTGATTTGGCTGCTTCTGGTTTCGGTGAAGCATCACAGAACGCCACACAATTAGGTAAGGCGTTAAATGACCCGATTAAGGGCATCACGGCTCTTGCTCGTTCGGGTGTTACTTTTACTGCACAAGAGAAAGAGAAAATTAAAGCACTTGTTGAGTCTGGCAAGATGCTTGAAGCGCAAGATACTTTGTTGAAGGCGATTGAAACTCAAGTCGGTGGCACGGCTGCTGCAACAGTTACAGACACATTTAAGATTTCAATGGCGTTTGGCCATGTGCGAGATGTGATCGGAACTTTGTTGTTGCCAATCTTTGAGAAGTTGGCAAACTTTATGGTGAACACTGTTGTTCCTTACGCTACAAAAGTTGAGGAAGCGTTTGGTGAACGGGGTATTGCTGGCGGTTTGAAGTTTCTTGGTCAAGGTTTCTTGAATGTAACAACAGATATGGGCAAGTTCGGGAACACGATGCTTGTTTTGATTTCTTTGTTTGTTGCTATGCGTGGTGTGGCGATTGCTGCTGCTATCGCACAGAACTTGTTTAATGTCGCTTTGTTAAACAATCCGATTGGCAGAGTGGTAGCGATCTTGATTGTTTTAGGTGTCGCTGTTGTGGCTGCATATCTCAAGTTTGAAGGCTTCCGAAAAGTTGTGAACTCTGTAGTCAATTTCATCATCGGATACATAGAAAATATGGTGAACCTTTGGATAAAAGGATTCAACCTGATCATTTCTGCGATCAACATTCTGATCAAGGCAGCAAATTTCTTTGGTGCAGGTCTGCCAGAAATAGCGAAGATTGGTGAAGTTTCTTTCGGGCGTATCAGCACCGCAGCACAAAAAGCATCAACACAAATATTCAAGACGATTGATGCGATTAGGCAAGCGAAAAACGCTGAACGAATGGGTGGCGTTCTCACACCCAAGGCTTCTGGTAGCGGTGGCGATGATCTGTTTGATGGCGCAGGTGGCGGTGGCGGTAAAACTGAATCACCGATTGAGAAAGCCAAGAAAGCGTTAGAGAAATACACTGACGCAATCAAAGGCGTAACTCAAGCGCAACGATCTTTGAAAGATGCCAACAAGAGCCTGAACGAATCAAACAAGAGCCTGCTAGAGAAAACACAGGCACTTGCCGAAGCGCAAAAGCGTTTCAATCTAATCACGAACGGCTACGGCAGAGATTCCAAAGAGGCGAAAGATGCTGACAAAGAGCGAAGCAAAGCGCAGCGAGGATTGGAACGGGCTAACTATGGGCTTGAACAGGCGGTGTTCGCCGTTAAAGATGCTGAGAAAGCGTTGGCTGATCTTCGCAAAGACCCTGAAGCGACACCGCAGGCGATTCGTCAGGCTGAGATCAGTTTGGCTGAAGCGAAACTTTCTGTTGCTGACGCTACAGATAGCCAACAGCAATCCACGCAATCATTGACTGAGGCGCAACTTCGTTTAGATGAAGCGATCTCTGGTGCGAAAGAGGGAAGCGAGACATATAAAGATGCGTTGAAAGAGTTACAAGACGCACAGAAGGCTGAGGCTGATGCGGTTGATTCGGTTACGGCTGCGCTTGAGCGTCAAGCTGATGCGGTTGAGAAGTTGGCTGACGCTGAGAAGAAACGCCGTGAGGCTGGCAAAGATGTTCCTGCCACTGATCGTCTTGCTGCTGATACTGCAGAAACTTTTAGAGAAATCATTGAAGAAAACATTTCTATTACTGTGCCAAAAACTGCTGAGCAGATCGCTGTTGAGAAAGGTTTGCTAACACCTGAACAGGGTCGTGATTTAGAGCGTAGGCGTGGCATTGTTCCGTTTGCTTTGGGTGGGATTGTTACTGCGCCGACTGTAGGGCTGGTTGGTGAGCGTGGTGCTGAGGCTGTGATTCCGTTAGATCGTTTAGGTTCAATGGGCAGCACATACAACATTTCTGTAACTGCTGGTATGGGTGCTGACGGGAAAGATATCGGCACACAAATTGTGAACGCTTTGAAACGGTATGAGCGAACG